ATTCTACAGCTAATTTATTATCTTTTTTATGCATTAAATAATAATTTGTTCCCATAAATTTCTACCCCCTATTATAATATACCTCAAATTGAGTAAAAATTTGAACAAAATTTAAAAATTATTTTATTCAGGTGATTTATTGTATTTATAATTGAGACATTTCATAGACACTTTACCCATAATATTTGTTGTACTAAATTTATCTTTAGTACATTCATTTTTATGTGCACACCAATTACACACACATCTTTGATATGTATTATTTTTATCAATATCCATAACCTATTTCTCCAAATTAATCATATTTTCTATGTATAGCTTTAAAGCATTTGATAATGAATTATAATCTTTATGTACTTCTAATAGACTTCTCAATTCTGCCACAACTACATCTTTTCTTATAGATACAGCTAATTCATCCTTATTTTTAATAAATTCGTCCTTTACCAGCATTAATTGGTCCATTATTTTTTGTGCTTGTTCTTTTAAATTTTCATCTTTCATAATACTTACCTCTACCTCTTCTTTTACTATGAGATGGTACTATCTGTTCCTTCTCTTTTTTCTTTTTAATTCTATCAAGATACTCTTTATATAATTTATAATCTAGGCACTTACTGTGACAATTTATATGTCGTTCAGTACAGTCTAAACAAGATTTAAAATTCATATAAACCATCTCCATTAATATTTTACCTAAACAAAAAAAGATACTGATGTCATTGTCAGTATCTTTGTAATTTTAAACTAAGTCTTGTCCCTCTATATCAGCTAAGTCCACTTGTGGAGCTAATTCTGGTGATGCGGGTTCCTCCGGTCCTTCTGATGGCTCTTCTGGTGTTTCAATGTTGGGCTCCTCATTATCAAAATCTCCTAAACTTGGTCCTCCCATTGGTCTTGATGGTGCTCCACCACCCAAAGAATGTGTTGGTTCATCTTCTCCATCATCTAATTCATCAGGATTTTCACCTTCTTCTTCAAGCTCTTTTATACGTTCATTTAATATATCTACAATATCTTGTTGGTTCAAGTAAGAACCTAACCACTCTATAATCATATTTAATTTAGTAGTATCATCAATAGCTTCAATATTTTGTACCAAGCTAATCATATCACTAACATTTCTGATTTTATTTTGTAATAATTCATCACGTCTATTGTCTTCAACAGTTATTATAGGCGTTAGTTTAATATCAAAATTACCTATAATTTTTTCTCCCAGACCTTCAGATAATGCAAATATATTAACTAATGTTTGTATACCTGATATTAATGCAAGTTGGATTCTTTTAATACGTCTAGCATATGTAGTATTCATCTCAGTTAATGAGCCTCCATTGCTTAAACCAGTTCCATCCATATCTGCTCCTAAAACTGCTTTAGGTATTAATAAAGAACCATACAATTTGTTTTCGCTATCTTCAACATCGGCTAGGTCTCCCATATCTACATCTCCACCAATATTAACTGTTGATATAGCACCTTTACCATTTTTTGTGGTTGTGTAAATAATATTCTCCACAGGTTGTGCTCCACTTCTACTTTGTATTGAACCTGCTTGTTTATTCAAAATTAATTGTTGTTCTATTTGTTGTTTAATTTCTGTTAGTTTACGCTTCTTCTGGCTCTCTGGTAAATCACCTAATTCTACCTGTATTACTCTTGTTATTGATGATTTAGTTACTCTTTCAAGTAAAACACTTTCTTCTTTTAATTTTAATATTTGATATGCACCATATACATTTTCTAATATTGATTGCCCTGTTTTTACTGTAAATGATAAAGAACTTCCTGTTGCAGAACCCTCTGTATCACTTATATCTATTCTACCTTTATCATCTGTCTTCTCTGCATCTACTTCTTTTATAAGTCTAAATTTAGCTGGAAATCTATCAATATTTGGTGATAAACAAATATGTACAAATTTAGTTGGACTTAATACATTTATATCTGTTACTGTACCTGAATATAAATATGTGTTATTTTCAAATGTGTTTTGTACATCATCATTTACGCATCTTATATATCCAGATGTTTTTCCTCTATATTGTAAATCATACACATCTGCGGGATTAGGTACTTTTTCAATATATCTTTCTAGTTTAGCACCTAAAATTGGTACTTGTGTTCTTACTGACGGATTTACTTTAGTAGGTTCTACCAATAATGTTGGTTTAGTATTGTTTAAAGATGTATTTTCAAATGTTTCAAGGTATACATCTCCATATAAGCATAAACAGTATGCCCAAGACCACAAATTTTGTGGTATATTCAAATCATCTATTAATTTATTAACATATTTAGCTACATCAGAATTGTTACTTTCTGCCCAAACAACTCTACCATCACTACTATATTGTACACTATCATTACTATATACCTCTAAAGCTGCCCCTATACGACCGTCATTAGCCATTTCCTCAAATGCAGAATATTTAGTATTTCTATCTCCTTTTAATGTTGTAACATTAAGTAGTTGAGTTAAATCTATACGTTTACCACCTTCTATAGCATCGTTTATTTTATTAGTTAAACTATTACGTTCATCAGTAAATGTAGTCCTATCCTCAGGCATTTGTTTTGGTACAGCTCTGACTCTAAATATACTTTCTCTCAATCTGTCAAACATTCCCATTTAATCTATCTCCTATCTATTAACCTAATTTTATTCTCTTACGAACTTCCTCATTGTGTTTTTCCGTTCTAGCATCTAGCCTATCTAATATTTCCATTATGTTTTTAATAAATCCTGTTGAAAAATAAAATAAAGCTATTATTACCATAAATAATTCCATATTATTCTCCTTATACATATAATAATTGTAACAACTGTCTCACATTCTCACCACATTTAACTAATGGGATTGCATCATCGTCATATAAGTAGCTATCTATTGCACTATTAATTTCATCTACTCCCATAGCAGTTGCAAATACTTGTCGTTCTTTTTCATCAGTAATTTTGCTACAAGAAATTAAAATTTTAGTAACTAGTGAACTTAATGCTATAGCAAGTTCAGGTAGTTCTAAATCTTTATTTCTCAGATTTCGATACAATGGATTTTTATTTCTTGCATTATATATGACATTATAGGTATCATAAATTTTTAAGAAATCTTTATCATATGTATTAATAAACCTTATTACATCTACAGGTAATTCTTCATTTCTTATTACCCTTTGTACTTCTCTACCAACTTTTTCTCCTGTTTTCTCTTCAATTTCATACAATTTTTGTATGATGTCTTTTTTTGTAATTTGCATTGTATATCTTACCTCCTACAAATTTATTAAAGCAGACAAAATCTTCTACCTCTCTAATATTTTACTTTAAGATTACATTAAAAATAGAGATAATTATTAATTATCTCTATTCATAACAGTCATTTATAATATTTTGTATATCAGTAGATAAAGTTTTTAATAGTTCTCGCATTAAATTACTAACATCTTTTTTATTTTTTGTCTCTGATAATGTTTCTATAACATCTATAAAAAATGCATAACTTGCTTGTATTGGGTCTAATATTAATAATTCACTAGAATGCTGTGTAAACAATGGTAAATAATGTTTTATACCATTAATAGTTTCTTTTGTATCATATGCACATAAACTATATTCCAGAATTTCAGGCATTTCTCCTTGATATAGCATTTCTGTTGTATATCCTAAATTTAATACAGCTTGAATAGTATCAGTTGTTATTCCTTCAAGCTGTTCTACAATAGTATCTTTATTTAATTTAGCATCTTCACCATCTTTAATTATATGAGCAAATGCATCACTTAATAATTTTAATCCTAATATAATTTTTTCATTAATATCTAAATATTCTGGACAATCGTCTATATCTGATGTAATATGTGTAACATTATCATCGTCCGTAAAAATATTAAATGTAACATCTTTCTCTTCCATACTTTACCTCCTAAATACTATGTAGTATAACATAGTATTTAAGATTTGTAAATAGTACTTATTCAATTACTTCACCATTTATTTCATCAACTTTATCTAGCATCTCTTGTGTTACTCCTATTACATCCCAATCCTGCATTGCCACAATATCCGCAGATATAATATTTTTCTGTGTATCGACGGTCTGTTGCGTACTAGCAGGGTCTGCATATTCTTCAACTGCATTAATTAAATGTAAACAGAATGTATTAATATCTGGAGCTACGGCACCAAATCTTCTTAATATTTGATGTATAGCATTTCTTAAATCTGTTTTATCAACTCCCACATAAGGTTGGTTACCACTATCAATTGATATAATACTTATAACCCAATTTACCTCTAAGATTAAATCTTCAGTTTTATCTATACCATCAAATGCTATTCTGAATAAACAGTTATTACCATTAGCATTACTGAACAATCCGGCTTCTCTTATAGTTATACCATTAAATAAAGTAGATGGTACATATGTATTAATAACAAGTTGAACAAAACTTTGTCTACTATTATTAATAACTAAATTATTTTCAGGTAAAGCAATTCTAGGACTTATTTCATCTAATAATCTTGTATCATTTATATCAACTACAGTGGTCACATTTGTCTCTTCTCCATATGAAGCTGTATTTGTACCTAAAGCTAAATATCTTGGTATCCAGTTTTTATATGTTGCAAATGGATTACTTTCATTAAATGCTCCTTGAAGAAATTTTGATATACCAACTAATTGGTATCTTAATGCCCTATTATGTCCACGTCTTTGTATTTTAACTTCACCGGTGTTTTTATCAATACCCTTGATTTCAACATTAACACCTATATTAAATGCGGCATCTTGTGTTTTTAATGTTCCCATTTTAAACCTCCATTATCTATGTTCTATTTCATTAAATATAATTCTATCAGCATTAAATATTTGTTTTAATTTATCCTCATTTAGTACAGTTACTAATTTATGTTCGTCATCATAGAACGAATAATTAAATATGTCATTTTTGTTTATTGTATCAATCTCACACTGACAATTATTACACATAAAATCTACCTCCTAAATATACCTCATTATATTTATCTTTTGTATCTTATTTTCTGTCTTGATTTGTAACTTCAGAGAATCCTACGTTATCACCCTCACCTACACTGTATCTTGTAATATTATATGCATAAACTTTAGGGTCAACATAATCACTAATTTGTATACCATCTATCGTTTGTATAATTTCAGCAGCTATTAATTGTACTCCACATCCAGCGGGTCTAACAACTTCAATTAAATCTCTAATTTTAGATAAATTAGATGGAAAATAAATATAAATATATAATTTATGTTCTCCTTTAACATATTTAAATCTAAACATTGCTAATGCTTCAACTTTATCTATATCTCCCATAGCATTAACTGATATAGCCGTAGCTAATGCCATACCTACTTCAGAACCTCTTAATCTTATCATTTCTGGATAATGTTTTATAATAAGTCTATTAGCATCATAGCTTTCAGCATAATCATACTTATATCCAACATAACTAGCCAGATATGGCAATAATTCATTTGGGCACGCATCAAAATCTATCAATGATGTCCAATAATCTACATTAGTTTTAAAATCATTTATCAATAAATCTAATATCTTGCACAATGCTTGTACATCTCTTGATTGTCGTAATACCCAAGGTATATATTTTTTACTTTCAAGTATACTTTTTGACATTCTTTACCTCCAATTATCTATATCCTATTGTTTTATATATGTACCATCCAATGAAATTTTTAAAATATTTTTTTGCAAACTTTTCAGCTTCCTCCTCTGTATCAAATTCCATTGCACCATTAGGGTCAAATCTCCATTCATATATTTTAGCATCTTTCCAAGATGTAACACCTGTATTGGTTTGTGTTAAATATAATCGTCTACCTGTATATGTATCCATACAAACTTTGTATACACTTACTTCATAAAAATCATCTACAAAATCCGTAGATACATATTCTTCTTGTAAATTTTGTATTTCTAAATTTTCAGTATTAAATACAACATATGTAGTTCCATCATTATGTTTCCAACTTAGTGCATCATAGCCCTTGCTACTTAAAAATTTACCAAATTCGCTACTATTAAACATTGTTGTCTCATCTACTTGTTTACCAAAAAATTCTTCTACATAAGACCAATATTTATCATCATCTATTTCTAAATCTAAAATGTTGTCCAAATTTAATGTCACAGTCAATAGATACTTTCCGTGCTCACTAGCATATTCTTTATCTGTTGAAAACCAATATCCAATACCATTTTTTATATTTTTAAATTTATTGAATATATTATCTGTTCCGTGATACACTTTAATAATCTGCTCTGTTAATTTATTTTGAATTGCTAAGATTGTAGCTTCCTGTAAATTCATATCAACCCTCCTAATATTATTTTACTTAAATAAAAAATAGACGGTTTTCCCGTCTATTCACACCCAATGCTTAGCAGGGAGAACTATAAGTTCTCAGCAATGGTCTGCACACTAGCTTCAAGTTGTTCATAAGTTGTTTCATCAACAGGCTTGCTGAACATTAATTCTATAAATTGGTCTAATGTTTGTTTAAATATTATACCTTGTAAATGTGAGCCCTTACTGTTATAAGAATTCGTATACATTTGTTTGTAATCATCCTGTGATATAAATTGTTGTATTTGTTTATAATAATCATAATAAAATTTTCTACTTAATTCTTCTATTGCTGATAATGTTTCCAATGGTACTTCTTTTGCTAATGCAACATTATAATATATAAAACAACTAAATGCTGTTTCTAATGCTGATGGAGCTATATCTTTTAATGGTACTCCTTCCCTTTGTGCTACATTATATGCATTGTGTAAATTGTATATATAACCGAGGTGTACAGATTCCAAATTCATATTCATCCTTGCCTCTACGAGTTATACTAGCTTCATTATAATGCCATTCGTATGTAACAGCAGAAAGTATTTTACCACCTTCAGCACCCATATCATTTTGAGATATTAAATTGCACATTGTATTAAATCCAACATCTTCATTACTTCTTGTAGATGTGAATCTAATATTATGTTCTTTTAAAAAACTTCTTCTATAAATATGTCCAAATACCCAAACTAAATTGGCATTCATCGGTGCTTGCTCACAATTTTTACCTATTTGTATAAATGGACTAATTACAAATTTTGTCGATGTATCTTTTATAGGCTTTGATAACAAACTTAGTGAACAAGCTTCATAAAATGTATCATCTGCATCTATAAATGTAATAAAATCTTCTTTAGTATTATCTATACCATATTGTCTTGCATAACCGTGGTCCTCTATTAGTTTCATAGCCGATTTCTTGTACATCTATTACATTTTTAAATGTATCTACTATGTCTTTATAATCCTTTC